CCGCATTTTTGCGCGCGCTAACACATTAACCTGCTTCCAGACTAATGTGTTAGCGCGCGCTAAAATGCGGTTACCGTGCGGGTGAAATTATTTATAATTGATAGCGCGCGCTACAAAGAATACACCATAGCATTGCTTGCTGACGACACAGCAGGGTTGATGGACGCCTTGGGGATTCCCGAAGCCCATATTCTTGGAATTTCGATGGGCGGGATGATCGCTCAAGAACTGGCAATTAACCACCCTGAAAAAGTGTGCAAGCTGGTTCTCTGCTCCACTAGCAGCAGGTGGAATCCCAGCAAAGAGGGTTCCAGAATTGTGTCAGCAATGGAAAGAGGCTGCTCGCTTGAGGAATTAGCCAAGGCATATCTTACTTTTCCATTCGTCCATGATTATCCTATCGACTATATCAGAAGAGATCCTACCGTGGTTAATGTGTATACAGCTGATTTTGTCAAGGAAAACATGGATCTGGTGAACCATTATTATCATCGATTCAGGCAAAACCCGCCTTCAAAAGAGGGTTCTAAACGTCAGTTTGACGCAGTAAAAGAATGCAACACACATGGAAGACTGCACCTGATCAGCGCACCCACTCTTGTGTTACACGGCAAGAAAGACTTTGTATTCTCTCCAGAAAACGGCTCGATCTTGGCTGAAGCCATACCCAACGCTAGACTTGTCTTGTTTAAAAAGTCAGCTCACTATCTTGCGGATGAAATGGGAGCAGTCGCCAAAGTTGTTAGAGTTTCTTCTCTGGCTCGCGCCTAGGCTTCTCAGAGTGTGAGTGTGAAGTTTCCTATGTTCTGGGCTCCCACGTTTTCAATGTCTGCACCAGAAGAGATAGACTTTTGTCTGCATCAAGAAGCTACAGATCTTGATGAGATGGGCAAGCTTCTCTAGATTCAAGTTTTCCATTTGCTTTCGGTAGGCTTCTTTTGCTCCAAAAGGCAAGTGGTGGCTGAAGGCTTTCATGAACCTGGGATGATTATGTTTCTCAAAAGCCTGTTTGATTCTTTGAATACTCATTCTGTCTAGAACCTGTAGTTTTTCCAGGATTCTCCTTTCGCTGGCGAGATCTTGATCGTTGAAACCGAGGCTTTGAAGGACTTTTAGAATCGCAAGAGCTTCTTTCGGTGGCTCTTGCTTGATTATCTTCTTCATTCCAGCTTTTTCAGCGAAGGGATTGTATTTTGCCATAACAGCTGACATTTCCACGTATTCGGTGCCTGCCAAGTGAAGAGTCTCTTGGACAAGTTTGCTGCCAAGCCCTATTGTGCGGTATTTCGGATGCACCACAACCCGGCTGATAGAACTCAGCTTCTTATTCAGCTCCCTCATCGGCATGTGTGGCAGAACGAGTCTTCGTCCAAAGCTCGTGGAAGGCGGATAACAGTAGACAATCACTCCGCACAACTCGTTGCCGCGTTTCAGACAGAATATCTTACGAGGCGCGGCTATTCTATGGCTGCGATAATGAAAGACCGAGAGTTCTCGCCAGTCTTTGGTTGCTCCTTCTTCTATTCGCATTTCCTTGGTTAGGCTGCATTCTTTCGCGGGTTCGTTTGGGTAGTAGTTGACTGTTATCTCCTTGCCGAATCTCTTATGAACGTGGACTGAAGGATTAAGATCCTCAAACAGATCAGTGTGAGTCGTTGCAGCAAACATAGTCCTGTTCTGTTGTCGTGAGAGTCTCTGTAAATTGAATGCGACGATCTTCGCAGTGTCACGATCAAGCGTAGCTGCAAACTCGTCAAGGATCCACCATTGCTTTCCGCTCTCAAGAAGCTTTGCAACCCGGTATCTGTAACGTTGGCCATCACTGAGTTGATCGTAAGTGCGCAGAAACAGGAACGCGTCGTTAAGTCCGACTCTTGAAAGCAACTCCAAAGCTTCTTCGACTGTTGCTCCAACCGTCTCTATCAAAGGCTTGTCATGATCAACTTGCATGTCAGCTATGTCGACAGCCTCTTCGCCAAGATCTTGTTTTAGGGCTCGCAGCAGAACCGATTTGCCACTGCCGCTGTCGCCGGTGATGTAGACGACGTCGCCTTGGCCTATTTTCAGCTCTGTTTCGAGGACAGTGAATTTTCGCTCTTCGTCAATGCCTAGGCCGAAGGCTTCAGCCACTGCAAGGCTTCTCTTCGTTAGTTTGACGGCGGTCTGATAAGAGATATTGAAGAAGAACTTTCCTTGAGCCTTGTCATAGGTTCTGCGAACATGACGAACATGAAATGTCTCATGCCTTGAGGTTGATCTGACTCCTCGCACTTTTCTTTCTGCAAGCTTTCTTCGCAGATGATCCAGCTTTCTTTTGCCAACACTCATTTCTACATACTTTCCTGTAGGACGAATTGATTGATGGAAAATGAGAGGCTAGCTCGCGCTCTAGGTCAATCAAATCGACTTTCTAATTAGCGTGGCTGACAAGAGAATTGTCCAAATCGAAATGATCAGAAGCTCAGCGAATTCTGGAACAGCGAAACCAACTTTGAAAGCTAATGCTGAAATCACTATAGGCAAGACAAGCAAAGCGGAGAATGCGGCGATTCCGCAGATTATGCTTAACCTCCTGATTCGGTTTTCCTCTGCGGCGGAGCCCACTAGCAAGAAACCCGAGGGAGCCAAGACGAAATAGCCCAGAGCTGAGATAGAATGCACGAGAAGATTGTCCAAAGTGAATATTCCAACCAGACTCAGAAACGCACTGGCCATCATTATCAATGTCACGCCCGCTTTTGTTAGTCTCTTCTGATTCAAGTTCTGAAGAAGCCCGATGGCAAACAGTAGATTCAGAGCACCGCCAATCATGAGGGCACTGTTGAACAGCCAAGCTGCTTCTTTGACGCCCATTTCGCTCAGAGCGTTCGTGTCCCATCTGAACCAAGGAGAGAGAAACGTAGCCGTTAATATCATGACTAGCGGCAACGCTGAGCCTACAATGCCACAGACTCCAGCCAAACGAGAGAGTCCCGAACTTCTTTTACCCAGTTGACCTTCAGACATTGCCAAAACCCCTTGAATACATCGATAGAATAGTTCATGTTCTTCTTGATCTCGGATAAAACCTTACCTTTCATGCGCGCTGAAGTGAAGTGGCTGCTTATTTCACGGTTACTGGTGTCAGTTTCAGGAAGACTCGTTTGAAAACGTCTATGACAAGCAGGAATACGACGCCGTAGCTGACAGGTATGAATTGGCCGATCAGTATCAGTAGGGGCTCGTAATAGTAGAAGGTCTCTCCGAACTTTTGCAGGCTGAACGTATCGTTCTTTTTGAGGACGTTTTGCATGAAGCCTGAGCCAGTGCCTACGATAAGCGTTGTCAGTAAGCCTACGAAGGCAGGGTTTTCAAGCAGTTTGTCCAAGCCGTAGCCCAAGTTGCCAAGTTGATCCAGCCTTATCTGTCCCGTCCAGATCAGAGCCTCAAGAACCATGAATATGACGGTTACTGCCAATATGAGTAAGCCTAGTGTGCTGTCAAATCTCTTCTGTTCCAATTGGACGTTCACCTCCTCTCAATTTGCGAAGAAAATGAGTTGGATCGGGCTAGGCGCGCTGTCCGATCAAGACCCCTGAGACTGTGCCAATAAAACCGGTGATCGCTGCAAAAACTTCAGCGTTCCATCTGCCCATGAAGGCCATGTAAGCAATTTCCAAGCATGATAGACAAAAGGCCATGGCAATCGTGAACTTGACGAGCAAAACAAGCTTCTCGTTCGGCTGAACAACAATGACTTGCTGTTTTCCTTTGCCCTTGCGAATAAGCTTGCGTGTTAGGGCTCTCTTAATGAAGTCGGTCATGGTTGCGCACTTTCTGCTGCCTTGTCCGGTTTTGCAGTGTTCGCCTTCCACCCATGAGGAAGCTGTTGACCAGATGCTGAGCCTCTGTGGAATTGACGAGGTTCTTGGTCACGAGGATTATTTGAACTGTCCATGAAAGCGGGATCGACGTGTAGTCGATGTCGAAGAAACCATCCGAATACTTGAAAGCATTCTGAGCAATGACAACGTGCTTGTTTTTAGAGCCCAAAACACCTATGAAAACCCCGAAAGATTTGACAGGCACATCAACTGCGACACCACTGCCTAAGCTTTTGCCGACGCTTGCGTCGCACCATTCAACGCAAACAAGGTCTCCAGGGCTTAACTTTTCAAGTTGTTTTCTCAGGTTTTTGTCTTGCATAAGATTATGCTTCCTGCAGATTTAGAGTGAATTTTCTGATGTTGTTATCTCCCAGACCGCTCAAACCGAGTTCTACGGCCAAAACGTAGACGTTTGTACTGTTGATCTCCCTGACTGGCTCATCGCTTGTGAATGAGACTGCTGACCCATTTTGAGCTATGGTCTCGAAGTAGTTGACAAGGCTGTTTGTCCATGTAACGTCTTCTTCAATGCATTCAAGGGTCCATTTGCGGATGATGCCGTACACCTTGACTTTTCTGTCGTAGCCCTGACTGACCCATGCGTCCCATTGGGTGCTGGCTACTTCGATGCTCTCACCAAATGAAAGGACGTTTAGTGTTTTGCCGTCAAGAGTAACCGTCACGTTCAGGCCTCCAATTCAACGTTAGTGAAGGGAATGAAATCGAAGTCCTGAGGAATTCCCGCAGCGTTCCTGCGCAGTTCATTGATGATCTCAACCAAGGCTAGCTTCGCATCAGTAATCGTTAACGCGCGTCCCAGCAGACCACGAATTTGAGTAAGCCTGTCAAACAAGTCCTGTTTTCTCAGATTATAGGTGAACATCTGTCCACTGCCAGCAGGATTGTCGTAGGTGATAGTGAGAATGACCTCGCCGTTTGATGTTGAGACCTGCGTTATCTTGATTGTCATCTCACATCAACCGCCAAATAGCTTATGCACACAATGGTAGTGCTGGACACGACCCATGTCGCTGAATCAAAATCAACGACATCTAGCATGTAGGAATGTTGAAGGATGCCGGTTCCTGAAAGCACGCTGTAGTAATCAGTGCTGTCTCCGAAGCTTTTGAAACGTTTCATGCCGATTTTGCTCGCAAAAGACGTGCTGTTGTTGTAGAGTGGTTCTAGCCAAGCGTAAAACGTGGAACCCTGCGGAAAGGCGAGATCAACAGGCTGGTAGTCTTGGGCGGGTGTTATCCATGGGCAGAGAAGCACGAACATCGTGACCTGTGCGTTGTCGGGCGTAGTGTTCTGCGTGATTTTGACTTTGAGATTTAGGGTCTGGTTGGGCGTGACTGTTGATATGTAGTAGCCGATTCCGCCTCTTCCGTATGTTGGGTTTGAGGTATTTCCTTCAGCGTCATCGTTGTTCTTGCTTGTAAAGTTCACTTGGGAGTCATTGATGAACAGTTTTACGTTAAGTTTGGTGCTGTCGTCAGAGTCTCCTACGTTCTTGAAGTGCGCCTTACGAGATGGGGAACTGTAGGTGTCTTTTGCTGTTACGAAGATAAAAAACGAGTAATTGATGATCGTTCCGACTGGAAGCGCTCTGGAAGCGGGAATCGCTATGTTCTGGTTCAGTATTGTCTGCGTTCCACCAGTAAGCGCGACAGAACCCGAATTCCATGGTCCGCCTCCTATCGTGTCTTTGAAGTTCAATTGCCCGATGAAGATGGTTTGAACACCTGCCCAGGATGAGGATGTCCAAGATGAGCCGTCAAACGAAACGGTGTGGGCACCAGACGTGAGCAAAACATAGATATCTGGAGTGTTCAGGGCACTGCCCCAACCGCTGCCATTTATTCCGCCGAGGCAGTATATCGGCACTCCATCAACGGTTATTCTGGCGTTGTATGAACCGTTCCCTGCGAACGATGCTCTAACCATCATGATAAGCTGTTTCGGAAGTATAATGTTGAAGCTCTTCATGGTTGTCCAGTCAACAGGACCGGTTACAGTATACTGTGAACCGTCGCTGACGAGCTGCAACTCATCCGCGTAAAGTCTTTCCTGTTCAGCCAGCAGAACCATCTACATCAACGCTCCCTTTCTAATCCTTCTCATCGTCGAAGGAGCCTGAACGCTTGTAGGCTCTACAATGACGTTTCTTAGCTTTTGAGTCACAAGTCTTGCAGCGAGCTCTGCGGTTGCCTTGTCTGCTGATCCTTCAATGTTGATGGTGACATTAACCGATCCAAACCCTCTATTCAAGGGAACGATCGCTTCGGGCCCTGCTTCCCCAGCCCACAGCAAAGTTGGTCTAGAAACGATGCCTCCATGCTGAGCACCTGGAATCTTCAGCGCGGGCTGGCCACCTCCTCCTGTAACTCCGGACCACCAGCTGCCGATGCCTCCGGTGACGCCTCCCCACCAATCGCTAATTCCTTTGCCTATGCCTCCGAAGAAATCCCCAATTGGCTTCAAGATGTTATTATAAGCCCAAGCGATTGCATCGATCACGGGTTTGATCAGGTTATTGTATGCCCAACTGATTCCGCCTGCAAAAACATTCCATGCGGCAAGTAGGGCTCCTCCCACGTAGTTGCCCAGTGGGACGAGGACGTTGTTCCAGAACCATTCTAGGGCTCCTTTGACAGCGTTGACTGCGGGCAACACGTAGTTTGTCCAAACTAGGACGAGCCCTTGCCAGTATGCAGCAAAGACGGAAACGATGAATTGTCCGAGGGGCACGAGAACGGTGTCCCAAAGCCATTTCAGAGCCCCATACACGGCGTTGATAGCAACGCTTAGGGCTCCTCCCAGCACGCTTGCGATTGCGTTTATAGCGTTTCTGAAGGGCTCGCAGTTCTGATAAGCCCAAATAAGCCCTGCGATGAGTGCAGCTATTCCTGCCACAACTAGGACGATGGGGTTTGCAGCGAGAAAGTTCAGAGTCCCACTCACGCCTTGCGTTACGGCTGTCCAGCCTTGTGTCAGCGTAGAAATGCTCGTTATCATGGTGATGAGGCTTGGGATGACTGTGAGTGCTGATTGAACCATGGCTTCGTTCAGGTTTCCTTGGATCATGTCGGCGCGTTCGCAGGCAACTTGGTAACGTTCTTGAGCAAGCTGCAGGTCCTTTGCCGCGGCTTGGGCTTGTTCGCTTTCGGCTCCATATTTGTTGACGGCCGCGTTGTAACGGGTCTGTGCATCTTCAACGGCGTTGAGGCTCGTTTTCACAGCAAGGTTTGCTCGGTCCACTTGGACTTGCATGTCCATGACACGGTCGACGGCATTGTAGAGTGCGAAGCCGCTTGTGGCAACGTTGTTGAATGCAAGGGCGACGTCTTTCGAGGTTTTCTCCACTTTCTGGTTGGCTTTCTCGACCTGGCTGAGGCTGCGGTCAGTCTTGGTAGCCGCGCCTTGGATGACGTCGCTTGCCTTGTCGACAGCACGTAAGAGAATGTTGATTTCGGTGCTCACGTTAACGTCTCTTCAGCATGCGGTACCACCATGTCGCCCAACTTGCGAGAAACTCGAATTGGAAAGGACTCAAGGATTCGATGTAGTCTAGGGTGTAGCCGAATTCGTGTGCTATGAAGCCAATGAGCTGCGCGTTTTGGTTGACTCTGACCCAGTTTTCGAGACTTGTGGAATCTGGAAAAAATTGTCAGGATCCGCTATTAGCTCGCAGAGTCGTGTCGTTACTTCAGCCGGAAACTCGTCAATGTCCTCTTTCTTAAGGTCTGGATAGGCTTTATTTAACAATAGAAAGATAGTCATGCGAGCCCTATCTTCTTTCTCAGTGATTTTGTCGAGTTTGAAGAGGTCTCCAGTTGTCAGAATCGTGTACTTGACTTCGCCCAAGACTGGGTCGTTCAGAGTCTTGATTTCATTCGCTTTTTCAAGAATCTTCTTTGGATCAAATTTCTTGGCAAGCTCGCGGTCTACCGCCTCTTCTTTTTCGAAGAGTTCGCGACCTTTTTCCGCAGGGTTCTTCGACATGAAGTAGGGGCTCCTAGTAGGTTCCGATCGTGAGACTTGATGCTTCGCCTGAGCCTTCTTCGATGACTATGCCGTCTTGTTCATCTCGGAAACCGTGATGGAAGACAATCGCATTTGTCAAGGTGTACTTTGGCTGTCCCGATGGAGTGCTGTTCGCAGGGCCTAGGAGAATCGTGACTTTTGTGCCGTTGAGAACCATAGTCGCGTAGGTCGTGTCGATGTACATTTTCTCGAATTTGAATTTGAAGCTCTTGTTCCCACTTTCCAAGACGACGGGAAGGTCGCTGGTGAACTTGTATTCCTTGATTACTTCTGCTTCCAAGTCGAATGTGACGCCTTTCACGTAGCCAACTTCTGTACCGCTGATTGTTATGCTACCGTTTCGGCCTAGCACAGGTGTGGTATTGACCATTCTATTCACTCCTAACTGTTTTTGCTGTTTTGCGGAGAACCACGTATAGTGATTCTCACTCGCAACAGGTTACTCAGATATGCTGAGAGCATCATGTCCAGAAACTCGGGCTTGTGACGCTGAAAGTAGCTTTCAGGAACAGCATTGAAAGTGATCTCCCACTGCTCCAAATGGCTCTGAATGAATTCTTCTCGCAGCAACTCTGCAAGAGCCCTATCATACTCAGAATGTGCAAGGATGAAGGCTAAGCCTATCCATGCACGGTAGTATCGGTCGCTTTCTCCGATGTACAGGAGGATCTTGCGAGAGGCGGAAAGGAAATGCTGAAAGTTACGATCCTTAAGACCTTTCAACGTTTGATAAGGCACGTTGTCATACATGCCTTCGTAAGCTTGAAGCTTAAACACATGGGAGAACTGGCTGCAAACATGTTCCAGCATTCCTGTTTGAGGGTAATAGGGCTCGGTCTCAGGCAGCAGCCTATCAAGCAACATCATGAAGGGATCGATGAGCTTCTTGAGGAAATGCAGTTTCAACTCCGGAAGCAAACAACCACCTAGGGCACGAACAACAGTAGAGCCTCAAACCGGACAACACCGCCGAAGTAGAGTTTACCCTGTGTTCGAATCTCGCCAGGACTAAAGAAAGTTGGCAATACGTCTTTGACTGCATTATTGAGTGTTCGGTCGCTGAGGATTTTGTCGACGACGTCGCCCATGATTGACACGATGTCTGTGAACCAGTTGGAGGGCTCGGTTTCCCTAATCATCAACACAACGCTGAATCCGATTTTGTTCTCAAGCATGCTGCCGAACGTTGCTTGACTGATTTCTGTGGGCTCAGGATTGATGACACCCATGGGCATTTCTGTTAGTCTGAACTCTTCTCCTAAGACCACGTTCTTGAGGCTGGAAACCGCTTCAAGATCGATCTTGACCTGGTCAAACACTGCCTTGTATGCATCATAGAACTTGGTCATTGAGACACTTCTTCAGCGAACAGGTCCTTCCATAACTCGGGGATTTTCTCTCGCACATCTTCCGCCGTCTTGCGAACAAACGGTTGAGGCTTCGTTCCCGGATGCCTAACAATGGATGTGAATACCATTCGGCCTTCAACTTCGAAAGCCAGGACCCGTGAGAAGATGGGCTGAATGATATGCGGTGCTGTGCCATATTCCACGTAGATTGCATATGGTACGGTAGGTCCGACTGAACCATGTGAACCTTGAACGTGTTTCTCAATGCTTCCAATGAGTTGTCCGCTTCGGACTGGAACCCTGGAAACCATCATTGCATAGCCATAGTCTGCAGCGGCCTTGAGGATTTTGGGCAGGAATTTGTCATGAACTGCAGTGGCAAAGAGCTTGAGTTCGAGTCCGCGCTGTTGGACTTCAATTTGTATGCTCAAAGGCTTATCCGACTGCAACGTTCTTTCTGCGATACGGTTCAAGAATGGCTCTTAATTCTGGGTTGAAGGCTGCCGAGACGATGAGTTTGAAGGTCATTTCATTGGCTTGAACCTGCGGATTGATTTTTCTCTGGAGTATCTCATGAAGTAGGTTGCAGCACAGTTGGATGCAGACGTGTTCGACGACGTCAGGAGTTGTGCTGTAGCCGGCTGTGTAGCTTACTCGTACGCTCAGAGGAGACATAGCTGGAATCTTGTTGACCAGCATCAGTTGTCCAGTGTACGTTTTGAGGATGTATTCGGGAACTGCGATTGTTATCCAGTTTGGTGTTATACCGAAGCCTTGGTCGTTATACTCGACTTTTGAAGCAGAGAGCGCGGGGTAATAGCGAAGGTCGATCCATGGATAGTGATAGTCGTGAAGCTCGTTTGTGAAGGCAAGTCCACCTGTCTCAAAATAGCCGCTGGGAACGTTGCAGTAGTCTTCGATGATGCTTTGTGCGAGCAAGATGAGGCTGTCCATGAAAGTGTCGAATGCAGTGTCGTTGGCATAACCTAGATCAGTGTACGCTATTTTGCTGTAGGCTTTCACATCTACTTTAGTGCAGTAGACCGTTTTGCTCACCTGTTAGCGATGTATTCGGCAGCGCTCAGCCACTTTTTCAGCAGCCAATCCTTCAGCTTTCTGAAACGCCGGTTGTGCATGATAGTGAGGAAGTAGACTGTGCAGGGCTCTACGGGCTCTCTTTTGCCTTCTTTCACTAGGCGCCAACCGCAACAGCCACACGTCAGATGTGGTCTTCTCAAATCGTAACCGCAGAGACCCACGCACTTAGGTCCTAGAAAGTGTGTTTTCACTTCATGGTGCTTGGGCAGGGTCACGACTTTGAAGCTGTTACCGCCGTCGTCAATGGCGATGATGAGATTCTCGTTGAGCCTCAGCATAGGCGTGAGCCCATGTGCCAAACACAGAAGCTCGGTTCGATTCATTCGTGCTAAGTCAATCATTTTGAAGGGTCTAGAAAGGGAGAGAGAAAAAAGCAACAGACTCGAAGGTTACTAGCTTTGGTATGTGATTTTCTGGATGCTGTTGGCTATTCCGCCTATTGCTCCGCCGTCCATGTGCGTGATGACGTAGTTGGCCAGTTCAGTTGGGATTCGGTAGATTTCGACAAGAGGCTCTTCTTGCAAGCCTGCCCAGACAGCGCTTAGTCCTTTGGTGCCTATGAAAGCGAGTGTCTTTTGTCCTGCTGGAAACACGGTGTCCCAGTAGGGGTCTGCGTACCAGTCGAGTCCTAGGGCTCTTGGAACCTTACCTGTTGCTAGCAGGTCGGCCAGTGCGCCGTAGAACTGTTTCTTGTCATAGTCAGTTGTGAAGGCTGTCCACATGTTGGCTGGTGACGTTATTATGAAGTCGCTTTGGAACCCGTTGTTGGCGAGATTCTTGATCGCTGAAGCCACTTCTGCAAAGGTGAGTGTGCTGCCTGAGGCTGCGCTTAGACTTCCGCCGGCTGCTGCTGAAAGAGCTACGGCGACGTATTGGAAGATGCCTTGGCGGACGCAGGATCCGTGAACCTGACCCATTTGCTCGACAAAGTTTACTGCACTTGTGTTTGCGAGGAGGTCGCTGATCTGGGTCACTTTGCCAAAGGGCTTCATTGTGATTGTTCGTTTGGTTAGTGTTGGGTCTGCGGCTGCGAGTGCTGAGCCTTCGGTCCATTCGCTGAATACCGGTTGCGTTATGATCTGCGTGTCAACAGTCTTTCCCGAGCCCTTAGGCACTGTTGCGCGCATGCATAGGTCTCGTGCGTCTACCCAGTTTTTGAGTTCAAGTAGGGCTCGCGATTGCACCAAGTTGGGCAATGCGACGTTGGAAGTGCCTGTAAGCAGTTCTTTGACGGTCATTTTTCCGTAGTCGCTTTCATAGAAGTTGTGAAGTTGTTCGGTGAGTTTTTTCTTGTTGGCAAGTGCGTAGAGCTCTCGCATAGTCATTTTGCCGTAGAGGCTGAGGTCTTCGCCTTTCTGAGCGACAGCTTCCTCGACCTTGGTGAGTCGTTCTTGTATTTCTTTGGCCAAATCGTCAAATTCTTTTGACATCTTATCTAACTCCATCAAGTTTCATAGCCCACATTTCTCCGTCTGGCTGTCCATGCAGAGTCGGAGGGCTAACTCACCGTCATCCAAAAACTGAGAATCGAGAAAGGTGCGGTATTTCACTTGCTGAATCTATCTGTCTCAACGTCTTTGACGAACTTCAGTAGTTCTCGGAAGTATGTTTCTTGGTCATCATACATCGAATTATGGCTTCCATTCTCACAGATTACAACACGCGAGCTAGGGATAAGTCTGCCCATCTTCTCTAGGTCTGTGGGGCGCGCAATGTCAAGGCGTCCGCCGACTATGAGAGTTGGAACCTTGATGTCTTTGAGGTCGTTCCACGTGTCCCAATCTCCAGCATTTCCTCCGACAGCAAAGAGATTTGGGCCAAATACAGTTTGACTGACCTCAGAGTTGGAATGTCCAAGATCGCGCTGAAGAGGCTCAGGCCATGGGTTCACGCGGCAACCATACTTCAGACCAAAATGGTTTCTAAAGACAGCCTGATATTCGGGCGCTTCACGGTCTCCCTTGGCCTCGTATTTCTCCAAGACTTCTATAGCTTCTGGCGGGAACTTTTGACGAAGCTCATTAACATATGCAACCAAGGAGGTGTTGCTGGCTGTCATGTTCGAGATAATAAGAGCTTTGAGGTGCTGTTGATATTTCAGAGCGTATTCGATGCCAAGCATTCCGCCCCATGAATGCCCATACAGATAAAAGTTTTCCAGTTCAAGAGCCGTCCTCACTTGTTCTACTTCCTCTCGGAAGCGATTAACAGTCCATAAGCTCTTGTCTTTAGGCTGGTCAGAGTAGGCTGAACCCAGCTGGTCATAATAGTAAAACTCGATGCCTGCCTGAGGCAGAAAGTCTTCGAAACACTCGAAGTATTCGTGTGTCATGCCAGGTCCACCATGCAACGTAAGCATCTTTGTCACACTATTGCCGATCTTTTTGGTCCAGACGTTGTATTTGCCGTCGATCTGGATCAGCTTAACCCCGCCGGTCCTTATTTCGCTCTGTTGCTTTTGCAGGAGTCTCACCATATTCCTATTGTCTATGTTGAGATTTAAATCATGCTTGGGTTGGAACGAAGCATCCGAAGAGGCATGTGGGAGCTACTTTTGCTTACTCGCTGCCTCAAGAACTTCAAGGCTAACAAGCCTGAAGGCATCGCTTTTGCTGAGCCCTTCGCTGCGGAGTTGATGAAATCGTTGCCAGAAGCCTTCTTTGGTTAAGACACAATTGCAGGGCTCTTTTTTCTGTTGAGGTTTGGGCTCTTCCTTTGGCTTCTTCAGTGTGTCGAATTCGCTTCTCAAAGCTGTCAACTGCTTTTCAAGGTCAGTCAGCCGTAGATCTATGGTCGGTTCTGAGAGGCCTTCCTGAATCACTTTTTTCTGTTCCGGCGTCGATACCACAATAGTTTCTCGGGGTTCTTCTCCCTGTGCCGGTTTAGTCTGATTCTTGCTTTCTTTTTCATCCAAATTCGTCACGCCTGTGACCGTGAAACGTTCAACCAGCTTCTCCACGGGCTCAATGCGAGTAAGCGGGACACCTGGCAAAACATCCTTTGTAAGAAGTGCGAGACCGGTGAAAACGAGCCCTTTGCACACGTTGCCTTCTGGCGTCTGTTCCGAGCCCCTGAGACAGTCAGCCTCGATGCTTACGTGGATGATTTCGCCCTTTTCAATGAGCCCTAGGGCTCGGCTTTGCTTGGGCACTCTTAGAAGGCATTCCACGCAGCTGTCTTCATAATCTGCGTCAGTGATGCTGATGTCGCTGAAGAGTTCGCCGGTGTGGTTGAGGTTGACTGTTTTTCCGATTAGGGTTCGGCATGCTTTGCTCAATTCGTCTTGCGTGTACAGGTTGTTGTTCATGCTTGAAAGCGGAAACAACGCTTCAACCTTGAAGTATTTCGCGTCTTCATCTTCCTTGAGGAATTGTATGTAGGGCTCGGTCCAACTGAACTTCTCTTGAGGGCTCTGGTAGGGCTTGGTGTCCTCAAGGTCTAGTTTGTTGAGCCAATTGTAATAGTGCTGTTTGCCTGTGTCGCATTCGGTTTTGTCTTGGCAGAATCGCCACATGAAGGCTTGGTAGATCTTTTCAAAGTCGGGGTGTCTAGGCAACTCTTCCACCTTTTCGGGCGTTGTAAATCATCTCCATAGTGGCTAACCGATTTTTCACTGCTGTGTTCACGTCTTCCAAGACGATTTCTTGCATCCACTTTGGCAGTTTGAGAATTCGGAGCCCCAGTCGCTCCCACATTTCCAGCCATTTCTTTCTGAGTGCTGTTTCTCGTCCGAAATCTCTCAGGATCTTGACTTCACAACTCAATGTTGCCTCACCATGAACGTGAAAAGTCTATTTTGTTGGGGTCG